GAGTCAAGCTCCCGACCATTGATGAGAGTCCGGCGACCGAAGAGGTCGCACAGGAAGCAGTCGCGGATGAGACCAACACTGACATAAACCCCGAGGACCAGACCGAGGAAACCGACGCGCCGGAAACGGACGCCGATTCCACGGACGATCCCGAACAACCCGAAGACGCCACCGAGGACGAAGACGACGCCGCAGAGGAAGACCCCGAAGCCGCCGAAGCTCCCGCTGTGAAGAAGCTCGCCAAGCGAGTGGACAAGCTCACCGCCCGCGCTAAGAGCGCCGAGGAGCAAGCCACCAGCCTGCAAGCCGAACTCACCGCCGCCAAGGATGCGCTCACCCGCGCCCAGCCTATCGTGGTGCAAGATGCCGCCGATCCGTTGGCGGATGTCACCACGCCCGAAGCGCTGGAAAGCCGCCTGGCCGCAGCCAATACCGTGCTCGACAATGTGCCAGACCTTATTGCAAAGGCCGACTACGAAGGCGGCGAAGTGGAAGTGGATGTGGGAAACGGCAGCACGCGCAAGTTCACGAAGCAAGAGCTTCAAGAGCGACTGCGCCTCGCCCGCCAGATCCTCAAAGCCGAGCCTGCCCGCCGGACGTACCTCGCCCAGCGCGAGAGTTTTCAGGCTGAAGCCCGGCAGGCTTACCCCGAGTTGTTCCAGGATGATTCCCAAGCCCGCCAGATGATGATGGCTACGCTGCAAGCGTATCCAGGCATCGGCAAGCTACCGAATCTGGAACTCGTGATAGGTGACGCCATTCGTGGACAAGCCCTCCGCTTCCAGCAAGCCGAGGCCATCCAAAAGAAAGCCGCCACCGCCAAGGCCAAGCCTGCCTCACCGGCAGCCGCCAAGCCAACCATGGCCCCCAAGGTTGTCAGTCCCTCAGCCGCACCTAAGACCAAATCCCAATCCGATCCGCTCGAAGCCCTAAAGAAGTCTGGCAACCGTGATGCCGCCGAAAATTTCGTCGCCTCACTTTTTAACTAAACCAACTCAATGCCCCCACAAACCTAATCCCCCCAAACTAATATTATGGCAGCAACCCCCATCACTACAGTCAAAGGCCAACGCGAGGATCTTTCCGACGCAATGGTCCTCATTGAACCCGGCGACACCCCCTTGTTTTCAATGTGCAAGAAAGCAAAAGAGCCTCAAAATGTTCTTTTTCAGTGGCCCGCCGACCGCTACAACGACCCGCAGACAGCAGGCGTTCTCGCTAATGACGATGTTTCCAGCTTTGACGACCAGCACGCAAACCGCGTCCTCCTCAGCGGCCGTATCCAAAAGGTTCGCCGTTCGTTCCAAGTGGACGACCTTGTTGAGAATGTCGCCGACCTCGCAGGCGTTGGCCGCAAGCAGGCTTTCAACAAGTCCGCTGCCAAAGCCCTCGTTGAGCTGAAGATCGACATCGAGGCCATCATGGGTAGCGACAACGACAGCCAAGTGCAGTCCGGCGCAGCTCCCTACAAGACCCGTGGCGTTGGCGAGTGGATTAAAGCTACTGCGCAATCCGACACAGCCACAGCAGTGGATGCCGCCTTCCGCACCCCAGCCGCCTCGATCAACACGACTGCCACCACTTCTCTCACCGAGAACAATGTCATCGATGTGCTTCAGTCCATCTACGGCGTGCGCCGCGCTCGCCGGAACTACGACCTCGTTTGCGGCGTCGCCCTCAAGCGTGCGTTCACAAACTTCATCCGCACGCAATCGGCATCGACAAATGTCATGTCCACCGTGCGCACTTTCGGCAGCAATGCTGAAGACAAAAAAATCGTGAACACGATTGATATTTATGAAGGTGACTTCGGAATTTTGAGCCTTCATGTGTCCACCTACCTCGCTCATGGCACGGCTGCAGCCGTCTCGGCCGCTCGCGGATATGTGCTCGATATGGACCTCGTTTCCATCGGCTTCAATCGCAAGCCTCGCATGGAAGAGCTCGAAGACCGTGGCGGTGGACGCCGTGGCTTCTGCGACGCCATCTTCGGCGTTGCTGTGAGCAACCCGCAGGTTCTCGGAAAATTCGCTGCTACCGCGTAATCCCGCCCCCCAGCCCTTGCCGGTGGCCGTCTCGACGATGGCTTCCGGCAATCGGGGAGGGGATCCAACTTTTACAAAATGGAAATACTTAGAGAAGCATTCAGCGACATACCTGGCGAAGTGGCTGAGGGTGTAAAGAACGAGCTCATTGCCCAGTGGAACTCCAAGGCTGTGCAGGCCGACGCCCGCCAGCACCTCATCGCCGCCGACCACGCCAAACACGAGCTCCGCTCTATCGAGGGCGTAGGCGCTTTGACTCTCTCTATCGACCCTCAAATTTTCCACTACTGGAACAAACAACTCCCTGGTTGCTGGAACGATCCTGATTTTATCGCATGGTTCAAACGCAACTTCCCGCAATGCACCGTGAAGTGCGGCGGCACAGGCAAGACCATGTTTCTCATGCCGGGCCTCAAAGCAGCATGATTTTACTTTTTAAAATGCAGGCGAGAGAAACGGCAACTCGCAAGGCCCATACCCTTGAGAACACGGTTCAATTCCGTGGCCTGCTACCAAATTTTGCCAGTTTACGCATTGCGGCGGGGTTTTGTTTTTCCCTGGTTATTTTATACGCGCTGGCCGTAACCGCATTAAAAGCGGCCTCTGGCAACTCTTCCCTCGCATGAACGACTACGACGAGCCAGACCGCGACACGAAGTATTGGGTGGGCGAGCTAACCCAAGCCGCCACCGATGGCGGTTGGTTTTCCTCCGTGCGCAGCCGGAACTACGACACCCGCATGGCGCTCTGGGATGGTCAGTCCTCGGATGGCCGGAAATGGGCCACCAACTACGGCAAAAATGTTTTCCCCTGGGAAGGCGCGGCCGACAGCCGCATCCGCCTGGCCGATCTTGTTTGCAATCGAGAGACCCAGCTTTGCCTCACCTCCACCTTCGCCGCCCGCTTGCAGATGATGCCGGTGGAGTCCACCGACGCTATGTCCCGCACGGCCGCTGAGAGCGTGCTGAAGTGGATGCTCTTCACTCACTGCGCCTCGGACCTCCGACGCGAACTCGAGCTCGCCCTCAACATCCGCGCCACCTACGGCCTTGCTATCATGGGTGTGTTTTGGAAAACGACGACCCGCATTGAGGAAAAAGCCATCAGCCTCGAAGACCTCATCGTTATGGCCCAAGAGCAGGGCGACCCAAACTCACCGCTCGCCATGTTTATCGGCGCAATTCTCGACCCGCTCCAAGAGGAAGTTGCCATCGAGCTCGCCGAGCAATTCGCTCCCGGCACCGGCACAGCGGCCAATATCCGCAAGCTGCGCGAAGGCGGCACGGTGGAATACACCGAGCCCTACATTTTCGAGAGCAAGCCCGAGTGGACCGCCCTCGAGCCCTTCAACGATGTCATTTTCCCCACAGCCACCTATGACTTGCAGCGTGCCCCATGGATCGCCCGCCGCGAGATGGTGACTTGCGAGGAGCTCGAGGAGCGCACGCTCACCGAGGGCTACCCCCAGGAGTTTTACAAAAAGGCCGAGAACTACAAAGGCGCAAGCCTCTGGCCCGTCTATTCGCAGCAAAATCAGAACCGCCGCGACTCGATCCTCTGGCAAGACCACCGTGACCTCATAGAGATCTGGCATGTTTACTCGAAGGAGACGGACGAGAAGACCGGCGCAACAAAAGTCATGTGCCGTGTCATGCATCCGAATGTGGACATCTTCGCCAAGGAAGAAATTTCCCCTTACACTCACGGCGAGTATCCCTTCATCGAGCTCGCCCGCGAGCGCGTGAGCCGTTGCATCCTCGAAGCCCGTGGCATCCCCGAGATCGTCTCGACCATGCAGGCCGAGATCAAGACCCAGCGCGACTACCGCACTGATCGCGCCGGAATTGCCATCCTCCCGCCCATGCGTGTGCCTGCCAACCGCGGCAAGCTGGACATCATCCTCGGTCCTGCCGTGCAAATCCCCGAGCGCCGACCGAATGAATTTGGCTGGATGCAGCCGCCGCCTTTTGACCAGGGCACCATCGAGATCGAACGCGCCGTGCGCCGCGATGTGAACGAATACTTCGGCATGGCAGGCGAGGGGGTCGATCCCAACTATGTCGCTTTGGTCACCCAGCACACGGTGGACCGCTGGCTGCGCGACTTCAAGGCCATCATTACTCAGACCTACCAGCTCATGCAGCAATACATGCTGCCGGTGCAAATCCTCCGCGTCTCCGGTGGGCAAGCTCTCCCATTCCAAGCCGACCGCGAAAGCATCCAAGGCAAGTTTGATCTCATGGTGGATTGGGACGCCAAGAACCTTGACGCCGAAGCCCTCGGAGTGAAGCTAAACTACATCTCCCAAGCCATCGTCCCTATGGATGTCGCCGGTGTCATCGACCGCGCCGGGCTTGTGAAATTTGTGATGGCCGCCGTGGACCCAAACCTAGCCGAACTCCTCGTCCGCGACCCTGGCCCCGCCGCCGCCATTGAATCCAACGAAGAGCAACTTGCGTTCACTAAAATCGCCGCAGGTACCGAACCTGAATTACCAGGCGAAGGCCAAAACCACCAGCTCCGCGCCCAAGTCCTGCAAGGCATCATCCAGGCCAACCCTGCGCTGCAACAACGCCTCCAGCAAGATGAGATATTCCGCAGCATGATTGAGGCCCGCATGAAGGGCTTCAACTTCCAACTCCAGCAACAACAAAACGCCCAAATCGGCCGCCAAGGCACCTTACCCGCGTTGCAACAATCCCTCCAACAACCAACCCCCTAATAACCACCCATGAGAAACGTAACATTCCAATCCGTCCTCGACGGAGCCGCCGCCCGCATCGGGCTTGACCCAACGCAGACTATCCAGCCTTCCACGGCGTCTGCGCTCACTGAATATATCAACACCCGCACCCGCTTTGCGTGGGAGGCATACAAGTGGCCTGAGCTTTCTGCTATCGAAAAGCGCCGTTTCCGCCCGGTCTTTGATGCCGCCGCCACCTATGCGTCCGGTTCAGAGGTTTTTTACACCGACCAATACTACCGCAAGACCGGCACCGGAGCCGTTGGTGTGTTGCCGACCGTGGTTGCCACATGGACTCCTGTGACAGCTCTTATCGATTTTGTGCGGTCGATTGATTTCGACCAGACATTCAACCTCACTTCTGCCACAGCGCCAGCGACACCTATTGGCGAGGTGCTGCATGTTTACCGGCAGGATCCCCGCGTGACTCGCTACGCCGAGCGGGTCAACTTTTGGGTCACTGACTCTGGCGCAATCATCGGCCCCACGCAGTTCACAAATGCGACCCCCAACGAGGTCTATGTGGAGTTCACGATCCGCCCGACCATGTTCAATACCTCGTCAAACTCCGCCGAGTTTCCACGCGTGCTCTCCGAGTATGTCAAGTTCGCCACTGCTGCCGACGCCCTCCGCGAGGACGGGCAGTTCGATAAGGCCAGCTACATGGATGGTCTCGCCGTCGATGCTCTCCAAAAGGAGATCGACATCATCGAACTCAAGCAGGGCCAGACCCGCCTGCAAGGCACCCGCCGCGACCTCTTCCCGAGCACTCCGATGCAGCGGGCCGCTTCCAGCCCCATCGCCAGCGCACTCGACAAAGCCGCCCGCCAGTAACGCATGAAAACCGTCCGCCTCCAGCAGCTCCTCGACAGCATTACAGCCAGGGCAGGGATCGATCCCAACCTGCCTGAGAATGCGCGTCGCGGGGCGCTGGTGATGGACTATGTGCAGGAGGCGGTCAACTACGCTTGGACATTTTTCGACTGGCCCGAAATCAACCACATCGAGGAGCGCATCGTCCTGGGTGCAGGCTTCGCCGAGGGCGGCTACACCTACGAGAGCGACTATGCTGGGACGATCTCCTACATTGGCCGTGCTATCGAAGGTAGCTCTTTTGACCAAGCCGTGTGGCGCATCAAGCGCGTCACCACCAATGCCGCCGGAGCAGCGCTCAACATCGACACCGCGCTGAATGTGGCGTGGAACAACCGACTCACCGCAACCTATGTCGAGGATAGCCAAAATTCGCCATCCACTGAGATTCCGTATGTGTTGCTTTACTCGGAGGGCCGCACGCCCATTGGCGCAGTCTCTGCCGTGTATGCGTCAAACCCGGACACATCGCTTGCGGCCTCGCTGAAATTCAGCGTTACCGCCGACCGGCTCTTGATTACCGATACCGCCTACACCGGAGGCAATGTTTACATCAGCTTCTGCGAGCCAGTGCCAGAGTTTACCATCGCCAGTTTCGACGCAAAGACATCCTACGCGAGCGGCGACCTCGCTTACCACAACCCCACCGGCGATTGCTACCGTGCGATTCTTGCCACCACCGGCAATGCGCCAACGAACACCAGCTACTGGTCAAAGCAGGCCGTTCCTTTCTTCCTTGGCGACTACATCAAGACCAGCGCCCTTGCCTCCGTCATGCTCGAAGAGCCTGGCATGGAGAACAAAGCAAACTACCTCACAGCCCGCGCCGAGGGTCAAATCTTGAAAGCTATGGACGACGCCTGGCTCCGCCGAGGTGAAGTCCGCACCTACTCCGCACGCTTCCAATAACACCCCCTTGACACGCCACCCCTATACTTAAATTATACATGAGCAACCCCACCGTTCAAATCGCCGCACGCAGCTCTTCGGGAGTTGTGCAACCCGTCCAAGCCACTCCTGATGGAGCTCTGCGGGTCACCACAGGCTTTGCAGTTCCTCTCTACGACAAATTTCAAATCTTTCGCGTCGGGGCCACCAACAACACCGACTACACCGAATACAGCTTTGGCGGAACCGCAGTCGCCCGCATCAAGATGACTTATTTCGGTGGCGTTCCCGCTACCGACAACGCCCAGGTTCAGACTTCCTTCATTCAGTACCCTCCCTTCGCCTAATGTCGCAAATCTCCTTTGACCCCCTAACCGGAAACATGGTCAGCACGACCGCTCAGGTCGCGCAACTTGACTCATCGGGTCAAATCAGCGGCGCGATGATTCCCGACGACTTCGACGACGTGCAGCGCTTCCCGACTCTCGCCGACTTCCCCGCCACCGGGGTGGTCGCCCGCATTTACTTTCCGGCCGATACCAACATCCCGCACCGTTGGGATGTCGAAACCCTTTCCTATCTGCCTATCGCCTCCAACACGGACGGTGGTGACTTTTAGGACTAACCCCGCAGTAACAACAACCCCCTCCATAAAATAACACCATGGCAAATACACTCCGCATCAAACGCCGTTTGACAGGTGCCTCCGGCGCCCCTACCGGCCTCGCCCTCGGCGAACTCGCACACAGCTTCGTTGACAACAAACTCTACATCGGCAACGGCACCACATCGGTCGTCATCGCCGGTGAAGGCCACTTCGCCACCAGCGCCCAGCTCTCGAGCGAGCAATCCGCCCGCATCGCCGCTGACAGCACGCTGACCACAAACCTCGCCAGCGAGATTTCGCGTGCGACAGCAGCCGAAGGCGTCGTAGCCGCCAACTTGGCGACTGAGATCAGCGACCGCGCAGCAGCCGTCTCAGCAGAAGCCTCCGCTCGCGTTTCTGGCGACAATGCTCTTGACGCCAAAATCACGACCGAGAAGAACCGCGTTGACGCGATCCTCTCTGCTTCCCAGGCTGACAAAGACAGCTTCGCGGAAATCGTCACCCTCATCAACAGCGTTGACGTAGAGAATGACTCGGTTTTTGCCGGTTATGTCTCGAGCAACAATGCTGCCCTGGCAGCCGAAGTGTCGGCCCGCACAAGTGCGGATTCGACGCTCCAAAGCAACATCAACTCCGAGGCTTCGACACGCGCTTCCGCGATCACGACCGTCACAGGTCTGGTCACCAGCGAGGCATCCACACGCGCCGCCGCAGACTCCACCCTGCAAAGCAACATTGATGCAGAGGCATCCACTCGTAGTTCCGCTGACTCAGCCCTCTCCGGCCGTGTCACTAGCCTCGAGAGCACAGCAGCCTCCCTCGGCACGATGTCCACGCAGAATGCTAACAACGTCGCCATCACCGGCGGCAACATCGACGGCATCAGCTTCGACGGCGGCAGCTTCTAAGTAGCTCCCTCCCCACTCAGCGGTGGCGCGGTTCATCCCGCGCCATCGCTCCACGGGGCCCCTTTCTTAAAACTTAATCCTTAAAACTTAAAACTTCCCAAATGGCCACGGTCATACAGCTCCTCCGCTCCACGGTTCCCGGCCGAGTCCCCACCGCCGCGCAAGTGGCCCAAGGATCCCTTGCCCTCAACCTCGCTGACCGGCGTCTGTTCAGTAAGGACCACAACAACGAAGTCTTCAGATTAGCCCGCCCCCGCGACCCCAGCGACTACCAGCTTCTGCACGCCGTGGACGGCACCACACTCTATATCGGCCGCCTCGCCTGGGCAGACTACCCCGCAACAGGCGAACCAGACGACTCCACCGCCTGGACAATTTACAAAATCAACACCAACAGCGCCGGCAATGTCGTCTCGGAGCAATCCGCAGTCGGCCAGTGGTCTTCCAAACAATCTCTCACCTACTCATAATATGACAGCTACCAACCCAATCGAAATCGACGGCAAATCGTTTGACCGTTACAGCCTCAACCTCGCCATCAATGGTAAGTATCTACCAGATGGCACGCCAGATGCGTCCATCGCCGCCCGTTTCATACCAACGCGTTTGGTCGAAAACGGCGAGCCAGAGCAGGCGCAAGAGCAGAGCGTCAACATCGCCCTTGGCTCCCTCTCCGGCTCCGACGAAGCCACACTCACCGCCGTCGCTGAAATCAGCGCGGCACTCCAAAAATTCATCATCTCGAAAGGACTTTAAGTCATGCCAAATGTTCGCGCATTCCGATCTGGAAATTGGTCAGACACTAATCCTGCAACCTCGCCGTGGGGAACTGGCGGCGTAATTTATGCTCCAGCAGCAAACGACTCAGTGTGGTTAAATAACTTCAATGTCGCTCTAGATGTATCTGCCACTGTTATTTCTATCACCAATGGGGCAGCTTCAAGCCAAGTCTGGAAAGACGGAGCAACAACAACTGCCGCAGCAGGTGGAACATTATCATTAAGCAACGGCGTTACATTTACTGGAAATGTACAAAACAATCACGGAACGGCATCAACCATATCTATTACTGGAACAAACTCCGCTAACGTCGTAGGGAATGTTTTTGGAAATTCCGCGTTTCTAGCTGCAAACAACTCCGCGATAACATTAAATACTACAGGGTCATTAAATATCACAGGAAATGTTGCAGGAAGCGACAATACTGGGTGGGCGTCCAATTTTGCAATTCTTGCAACAGCAGGCACTTTAAACATAGTTGGAAATGTTAGTGGTGGGGCAGGAGCTTTTACTGGAGGAGGATCTGGCCCATGTCACGCTATCCGTTCAACAACCAATGTAACCATCAATATTACTGGAATTTTAACTGGGAACGGCAATGGCTCTGCCGCTCTAAGTTTAACTGGATCAAGCATTGTAACGGTGGTTGGTAATTGCGTAGCGGGGTCTGTGGCCAATTCCAACGCTATAAATAGCACCAGTGCAACTGCTCAAATTAGTGTAGTTGGAGACATATTAGCTCAAAATGGAGTCCATGCGGTTGTTGTAGTAGGGAACGCAAATGTTGTGTTTTCTGGCAGCTTTTTATCGTCTGCCGATGGGACTCAACCGGTTTACTGCACCCGCTACAGGGTAAGTCCCGCGCCTTTAAATGGCCGTACACGCTATGCTGTAAACGGCGTAGGAAGCTATTTAAACATGTACACATCTGACAACAACCTCGGCCAAGCAAATCCGACCGATGTTCGTAGCGGCGTGAGCTACGCCAGCGGCAACCTCACCGGCCGCCTAACCGTGCCCGCTCGCGGATCGGTGGCGCTCTCGGTAAACTACGGGCCGTCGATGCCATTCACAGCGACTTGCAGCGGCACGACCGCAACGGCCACGCTGGCATACAGCTACCCGCTCGTAGTTGGCGACCAAATCACCGTCACCGGAGCCAGCAACAACGAGTGGAATAGCACCTACACCATCGCATCGGTCGTTTCCGGCACATCGGTCACATTCACCGTCCCGGCCACTCACTCTGCCACCGCAGGCACAGGCGCTCTCATGCAAACAACCGGAACCGCCGTGCTTGATCCCGCTGCCGTAGCAAGCGCAGTCTGGGGAGCGGCAACACGTACGCTCACAGCAGACGGGGGCATCAGCGCCTCGGATGTCTGGGACTATGCGACTCGCACGCTCACCAGCGCAAGTGGCCCAACAGCAGTCGAGATCCGCCAAGAGATGGACAGCAACAGCACCAAACTCGCTAACCTCGACACAACGGTGTCATCGAGACTCGCACCCAACGGCACGCTGGCCACGGTCACAACATTGACCAACGCCCCCGCATCAGTCACGCCACAGCAGATCCGCGCTGAGATGGATGCTAATTCGACTAAGCTGGCCAACTTGGATACGACCATTTCAAGCCGCCTTGCAACTTCGGCCTACACCGCGCCGACTGCCGCACCAACCGCCGCGCAAAACGCGACGGCAGTATGGGGCGCTGCAACAAAAGAGATCACCGGAGGAACGGTCACGACTTTGACCAATGCGCCGAGCGTGCCAAGCGCTGCGTCAATCCGTGCTGAAATCGACAGCAACAGCACGCAGCTCGCGGCTATCAAGGCAAAGACAGACCTCCTCCCCGCCTCACCAGCAGCAACCGGAGACATCCCTTCGGCCAACATCACCGCCATAAAAGCCAAAACGGACCTACTCAACACAGACCGCCTCGCTCAGGTCTCGACGGTCTCGACCACCGGAGCCCAGCTCGCTGCCGCCCTCAGCTAATGGACACGCACCAAGCCACCGCCTCGTTCACCGGCCTGCTTGCTACGGCGACGGGCCTTACGGTCTCCATGCTCCCAGAGCTTGAGGCGTGGCTGCGTATAGCCTCCCTGCTCATTGGCTGCTTGGTCGGTCTCGCCTCGCTCTATGCAATCCTCCGCAACAGAAAACACCCCCATGAATAACATCCTCGCCCGCCTCAAAGAACCTTCGACCTATCGCGGTCTTGCCATCCTTGCCGGCCTCGTCGGCGTCACCATCGACCCTGCTCAAGTCAACGCTATCGCCGCCGCTGTGGCCGCAGTGATCGGCCTCATCGAAGTTTTCCGCAAAGAGAAATGATCCACCCGGCTCAACTTGTGACCGGACTGCTTGCAGCGGCCTTTGCCGTAGGAGCCCTTCTGCTCCTCGGCGGGTGCAGCACGCTGGGCATTTCGCTCCAGACGGACTACGGACAATTCAGCTACACGCTGCCGGAAATGCCAAAGCCTACATCAAGCAAATGATTCACCGGCTCGCCGAGATTGCCGCCGAGCAGATCGGCGTGAGGGAAGAGGGAGGCAATAACAACGGCGCGGCCATACGAACCTACCAAAAGGCCACCGATCTGAAACCGGCCGCATGGCCGTGGTGCGCAGCGTTTGTGGACTGGTGTATCTCCAAATGGCTTGCCGAGCCTGGTGTGCTGGGCTGGCTCAATACCTCCCGCCCGCTGGATGACTGGCGGCCCAAGACGGCGCTGGCCTACGGATTCC